CAGTTACCAATCTCTCGCCAAGCCTCTCTTGGGCGCGCTGGATCTGAGTCGACCGTGCCCGATGGCGGCGTACCAGGCGAGATCCCGCCGAGGCTGGTCACGCCGACGTTGGGGTCAGAGTCATTCGGCACCGAGGTCGCAGCGTGGGCAGCCGATCACCTCGGTGTCGAGCTCTACCCGTGGCAGAAGCAGGTACTTGACGGCATGCTTGAGCACGACAACGGCACGCTCCACCACAGATGGGCTCTCGTCAGCACCGCGCGCCAGAACGGCAAGAGCCGCGGCCTCCTGGCACCGCTGATCGGCTGGTGGCTCACCCGAGGCCGGCTAGTACGCGGCGGCCCACAGTCCGTCATCTCCGTGGCCCACAAGATCACCATCGCCGAAGACATCGCGAAGCAGCTCTTCCCGATCCTCGAGGAGCGATACGACTTCGAGACATACAACAGCTTCGGCCGTATGGAAGCCATGCACGAAGACGGCAGCCGCTGGCGCATCGAGGCCGGCAACAGCCGCGCCGGTCACGGCACCTCTAACGATCTCGTCATCGCCGATGAGATCTGGAAGCTCGACGCCGAAGTGATCGAAGCCGGCCTGCTCCCAACGCAGCGAGCTCGACGCGATCCGTTCGCCCTGTTCGTATCCACCGCCGGCACGGAGCAGTCGCGGTTCTTCATCCGTTGGCGTGAGCGCGGCATGCAACAGATCGAGAAGGGAGAACCTGGCCGGCTGTACTTCGCAGAATGGTCACCACCGCCGAACGTCGCAGCGACCGACCGCAGCTACTGGCACATGGGCAACCCAGCGATGGGACTCGGCGAGCTCACCATGCAAGACCTCGAGGACGAACTTCAAGCACCAGACCGCGACAACTTCATGCGTTCCAGCCTCAACCTGTGGACCTCCGCGATCGGCTCATGGATACCCGCGCAGATCTGGCCGGCGCTGGAGACCGACGAACCAATGCCGGCTGGCGGTGTGCTCGCCGTCGACTCGGACCTTGACGACATGCGTTACAGCGGGGTCCGTGTTGCCCAACGCGAAGACGGCCACCTGCAGGTCCTCTCCGAGTTCGTCGTCGAGAACCTCGACCAGATGTGGGAAGAAGTGCATCGCGTCACCGACGACAAGACCGTCAAGCTGCTGCTCACTCCTGGACTCGCCGCGATCTGCCCGCTCGACCTGCAGCGACGCATGGACATCTTCGGCCAGCAAGAGATCACCCGATACACCGCGATCGTCCGCGGCATGATCCTCGAGCAACGATTGCACCACGCCGGCCAGATGGCGCTCACCGAACAAGTGCAGCGCGCCGTCGCCGGCCGTAACGGCGCCACGATCACCCTGGCATCCCAGAAGAGCCCAGGTCCGATCGAACAGTGCAGGTGCATGGTCGCAGCTGCCGGCCTCGCAGCTCGACCGACCGCGAAGGTTCGCAAACCGCAGCTCGGGATAGCGACTTAGCGACCTCGACGCGATTAGTCTGGGCCCGTGGGTCTGTTCACCAAAAAGGAGCCGCCGGCGTTCGGGACCAGTGCGCCGGTCACGGCCGCCGCTGGCTACGGTGGACGCCCTGGCCCGTTGAGCCAGTGGACCGTAGGGGCACAGGTTCAGCGGGCTCTGTCTATCCCCACGGTGTCCCGCGGCGTCGGTCTCATCACCTCGACCATCGCCGGCCTCGACTTCAAGACCTACACCCTGCAGTGGGACGGCGAAGAGTACGAGCGCCGGTACATCCCTAACGAGACATGGATGCAACGGCCGAACCCTGAGGTCACCCGTAGCTTCATGATCTCGTCGACCGTGCAGGATCTCATGCTGTGGGGCCGTGCCTTCTGGGTAAAACTCACAGAGTATTCCACAGGCTTCCCCGCATCGTTCATGTGGATACCACACGAGAACGTGTACACACCAAACGACGCCGGCCCCGAATGGTTCCGCATGCCAGACGACATCGAGATCAACGGCGTCCCGATCGACCCCGCCAACGTCGTCACCTTTCTGTCGCCGATCAACGGCATGCTCTGGACCGGCAACCGCGCCATCCAGATCGCCACAGAGCTCGACGCAGCCGCGCTACGTTTCGCCACAAACGCCGGCGGTATCGCATCGGGCTACCTGCAGCAGAAGGACTCGGGAGAGCCGCTCGGAGGCGAAGACCTGACCGAGCTGGCTCAAGCATGGGCAGACGCCCGCGGCAAGCTCGCGGTCGGCGCCCTCAACAATCTCGTCGAATGGCGCGAGAGCTCAATCGACGCCTCCAAGCTGCAGCTCCACGAAGGCCGGCAACACGCCGCGCTCGAGCTGGCCCGCGTGCTCCAGGTGCCCGCCTGGCTCGTAGGGGTCTCGATATCTTCAATGACGTATCAGAACTCGCAGCAGGCACGGCAGGATCTCATCCTGTTCGGCGCGAAGCCGTACATCGACTGCCTGCAAGAAACACTCTCACTCAACAGCGTCATCCCGAATGGTCGCTACGTCGAGCTCGACGTTGTGAAGTACATTCGAGATGTGGAGAACGCCGCAGACACACAGGAGCCCGAGGCATGACCACGATCCGCATGACCGCCCAGGCCGTCACCGTTGACGCAGCTGCAGGCGACGAACCCACCCGCACCATCACCGGCATCGCCGTCCCGTACGGCGTCGACGCTGTAGTGATGGGCGGACAGACCGTCCGCATCGAAGCTGGCGCCCTGCCGGTCGACGGACCCGCGCCACGGCTCCTCGAGCAGCACGACACCAACCGTGTCGTCGGTCTCGTCACGGAGCGCACCGACACGGAGGACGGCATGCTGTTCTCCGCGAAGATCGCAGCTACCAGCGCCGGCGATGACCTGCTGGAGCTGCTGAAGATGGGCGCATACGACTCGGTATCGGTCGGCATTGAGCCGATCGACGTCGAGCAAGACGGCCGAACGCTAGTGGTCAAAGCTGCTAGCTGGTCAGAACTCTCCGTTGTCTACGAGCCAGCGTTCGCAGACGCGAAGATCACCCAGGTCGCCGCCTCCGCCGAGGAGGAGGAGATCGAACCCCAACCCGATCCAGAGGAGGATCAAATGTCCGAAGAGTCCACCCCAGAGGTCGTGGAGGCCGAGCCCGTCAAGGCTGAAGCCCCCGTCGAGCGACCCACCACCGTGTTCGCACAGCCCCGCAAGCTGCAGCTCCCAGGAGTCGGCGAGTACCTGATTGCAATGCGTGAAGGTGGCCACCGCTGGCACCAGCTCAACGAGAACATCCGCGCCGCCACCGGCGACGTTGTTGTGTCCGACGCTGGCGGCCTGGTGCCCACGCCGGTTGTGCAGCCCTTGTACGACGACATCGACGCGCTTCGCCCGATCATCTCGGCGCTGGGCGCCCGCTCAATGCCCGACGCGGGCTCGACCTTCCTGCGCCCGAAGATCGCCAACCACAGCGGCGTCGCGGTGCAGAGCTCCGAGCTCGGCTCCGTCAACACTGCAGACTTCGACATCTCGAACGTCACCTTCACGAAGAAGACCTTCGCCGGCACGCTCCTCCTGAGCGAGCAGGTGATCGACTTCTCGACGCCGAGCATGCTGCAGGCCGCCGTGAACGACCTCGCAGGCCAGTACGGTCTCGCCACCGAGGACTACGTTGTCGACCAGATGGCCGCTGCAATCACGAACTCGCAGGAAGTGATCGTGACCGACGACACCAGCTCGAGCGAGTTCATCGGCGACATGTACACCGCAGCTGCCGCGATCGCGACGACCGGCAACTATTTCCCGAACGCGCTCGTCGTGTCACCGGCGAAGTGGGCAACGCTCGGCAGCTTGGTCGACGGCGACGGCCGGCCACTGTTCCCGCAGGCAGCTCCGTCGAACTCGGCCGGTCTGCTGCCCGACGGCGTGACCGCCGGCAACGGCAACCCGCTCGGCCTGAGCTTGGTCGTGTCGAACCAGATCGGCTCGCAGGCCATCGGCAACAAGACCGCCACCGAGTACTACTGGCTGATGAACACCCGCGGTGTCGAGTTCTACGAAAACTACAAGGGCTTCCTGCAGGTAGCGAGTGCTACTACTCTCGGCCTCCAGGTCACCGTCAGAGGGTATGTGGCCTGCGAAGTGCTCGATGTCAACATGATCCGCGTGCTCGGCCCCGACGCCACCTTCTGAGCCCCTGAGGACTGCACGACGCTATGGCTACCTTCACCATCACCCATGCGTGGCGGTTGGACGGCTATGGCGTCGTGCAGGTCCTCGAGCATGTCGACGGCCTCATTGTTGGCTCAGACATCAACATCAGCGGCCTCGCGAGCACACAGCTCAACGGC